GTTTGCACGGCCTTGTCGATGGCCTTGCTGGCCTTGAGTTGCACATCGACCGCATCAGCCAGCATATCCGCGCGGGTGAGGGCGGTCATTGCAAGGTCATGCGCCCGGGATGCAGTGGCACCCGCGCTATCCACCTTTGCAGACAGTGCCGGGTCAACCCCGGCGGGTGCAGGGGTTCCCATTGTCATTGGGGGAGATTTTTTAATGTCATCCATTGTGACGAAGCCTTTGCCAATTGCGTTTTCCAGCGCATCGACAAGTTCACGCTTTTTCAAGGTGCCGGACGGGTTGTTGTTCACCCATTGCTTGTAAGCGCCCATGATTGTCGCCATTGGGAGGCGGGAGAGTTCGAGGTTTGTTGTTGACATGATTTACTTTCAGAAGGTTGAGGGAAAAATTAAAGGGCGAGGTCATCGCCACAGGGGCAAGTGGGCAGACCTTGATCGGCCCATTTTTGGGTGAGCCTGACGGTGTACCCGCATGATGGGCAACAGGCTTTGAGCATCCGGGTGCCTTGCGTTTTCTTTGCATCAGCGAAGGACAGGGCGGCGTGAGGGTAAGCTCCCAGACCCTCGATCATGTCTCCGTATGCAGGGAGAAATTCAGCCGTGCCCCTAGTGGATTTCCAAGGTTGCTTAGACTGATGCACACCCTCCAACAGCATATTTTTTGCGGCAATTTGGAAGTTGATGCCGTGGTTCATTGCCCCGGCGGTGGCGTGGCAAAGCTCATGCACCAGTGTCTCAAACACTGCGACCTTGTCATCCAAGGTGGGGCTGATCAGGATTTCAATCGCCCGGTCAGCCGAGGCGGTATCTGCCCAGCACTGACCAATGGCCTTCAACCGCTTGGCATCCAGAGGGAAGCCGCAAGCGACACGGATTTTCTGGGGCACAGGGCGACCCACACCCTCAAAGACAGGGCGCAGTTCTTCAACGGCGGCGGTGAGCCACTCTTCACGGGTCGAAAATTGGTTCATATGTACTTTCAATCAGTTGTGAACGGTTGATATTATTGCACAGGATTTAAACAAGTGCTAGTAGTTTAGAAGCTCGGTCAGTGCGTGACCAGCAAACAGGCCGCCAAGGATCAGCACAGAATGCCAATCGTTGGACAGGCCAACAGCCAACAGGCCAGCGGACAGGGTGGTCATCAGGGCGATGTGCATGGTGACCTCAGATTGATTTGTAGGCGGCGGTCAGCACTGCCATCGCATCACCCTGAGACAAAGTCAGGTCGAGCATTTGAAGGCGACCCACATAGTGGTTGATGATGGCCCGACCCTCGGTTTTGTTTTCATGGGTGGCATCTGCGCCCTTGAGGTGCTTGATTGCAGCCTTGAATTCAGAGACACAGGCGGGGGTCATGTTGATTGCCGCACGGTTTTGGTGGGCATAAGTGAGTTCGGCAGAGTGGCGGTTGCGCTTGTACATGGTGGTTCCTTTCAGGTTGGTTTAAACGGGTTGCACTGCAAAGCCCACAGCATGGGCTTCACGGTGAAATCAGGTTGCGGTTGCGACAGCGTAAAAATCATGCTTGCCCTCGCATCCGACATATTTCATGCGGTCAGGGTGAAAACCGTGGATGGTTTGGATGGCGGCGCGGTTGGCGTTGTGTGCGCTGTAGTCGTAGGGCACAGTGCGGACGCATCCAGTGGTGATGCACTTGACGGTTATGGTCGCGCCCTTGGTGTCGGTTGCTGGGTTTTGACGGGTTTTGTAAATGGTGATCATGGTTTGCTCTCAGGTAGTTGCACAAGACCCCCGCAGGGGTTTCGACCAATCAGGTCTCATCAGTTGTGCTTGGTCAGGCGTTGCTGTTGCTCACGCACTGCATCAAGTTCGGCCCACAATTTTTCAATGTAGGGGTCTCTCATGTCGCCGCCGTTGACGCGCAGGGTGTCGTGAATGTCACGCACAGCAAAGGCGCATTGGCTCGATGTATAGTGGCGCACCTTGTGGCGGAAGGTGACCATGTGTTGTGTCAGGCTCATGTTGTTTCCTTTCAGTTGAACAGGTTTTCAAAGTACTGATTGATGACGATTTCATTCTCAAAATCGTTGGACTCACGCTGGAGTTGGGCGGCATCATCATCCTGAAGCCACAACGTGTCGCCGTTGCAGTCGGTGATTTCATAAGCCCAGCCGTTGCCGTGGGACACAACGGTGTAGTTGTCGGTGTTGAATTGGTACATGAGGGTCTCCGGTTAAGTGCGACATTGCACTGAGAAGCCCACAGAGTGGGCTTGACGGTGGAATCTCATAGGGGATTTTTTATCTAGCGTCACAGTGGACAGCTACAGGGCTTGAACCCTGTCTGACTTGCTCCTGATCTTCCATCAGGTTTCGCCTCAGACCGACCTTATCGTGGGCCGTTCACATCACTATTGCTAGTGCATGGACGAATCATATCACTATTGTGTAAACACCTGTCAAACTATACCTGAGTGAGTTGTAGGGTTATTAGTCCGACCGACAGGCATGGGCACTTTAGATAGAGGGGTGAAGCAAAGGGGTGCATGACATGAGAGGGCAGGGAAAAACGCTCTATATAGAGGGCAGGACACAGGGTGTGAAATCAGGGGTTTTAAGCGACAGGCGGTTTAAACGGCCTACAAGGCGCTGAGAGGGTCTGGGGCCACCGTGGTATAGCCGAAAGATGAGAGGGGTGTTAAACGCAATGTGGCATAAGAAAGTTTACATAAGTTATGCACATATCCACAGAAATCTGTGGACAACTCAGAAGTTATCCACAGCCTGTGGACAAGTCCGAATGTAGGTTGTAGGATGCGAACCTTGTAGGTTTAAACACACTGAAGGGGTGAGCAGATGAAAATCCACGGCGAACAGGTGGACGATGAGGGCAAATTGTCCAAAGGTGATTACATGAGGGCACTTGAGGATGCTGCACAGGATGAGGGAGAGGGAGACGATGAATCGCCCGTGCCTTTGAGCGAAGCGGAGCGGTTGGCTGCACTCGGCAGAACCCCCAAGAATGAGAGTAGATGGAAAGCCCGTAGGAACAGAGAGAGTCAGACCGCTGACAGGCAAGCAGTACCAATTCGCAAGAGGACTCATAGAGGGGAAAACACAAGAGCAAGCATACAGGGATGCATACCCAGATGCCAAAGCAAAGCCAACGGTGATCAAGTCCAACGCATGGTCATTGGCACAGGACAGCCGCATTCAAGCGATGCTCAATGAGCACTGGGGAGAGACAGTGGAGGTGCTGGCAGAGGACACAGCGGCAACGAAAAGATTCGTGCTCAAGACGTTGTTGCATTATGTTAAGTCAGGCAAGCAGGAAGGCAGTCGTTTAAAGGCGTTGGAACTCATGGGCAAGACGGTCGGGATGTTCTCCAAGCAGGAGGAGAAGGTCACAGATGAGGTGAGCGTGAGTGCAGAACAACTCAAGAAGGACTTGGCTGGACACCTGAGACTGATGGGCAACAGCAGACCAATGAAGAGAGCGCAGATCATTGACATGGAAGCCGAGCCACTGAGCGTAGGGTTTAAACAGTAGGGGAACTGGCATCAGCCTGCTGTGCGTGTAAACGGGGGTATGGCTTGTGGAATGCTGGGAGCGGCAATGTGCGACCCCTACACCCCTTTTTGGCGTTTGGACTCCCCCGTCCGCTGTTGCACTGTATTTCACTCATCCCATCACCCCCCTCCCACCTATCAGAACGTTCTCACTCCTCCCCTACAGTTTAAACACAAACACCCCCCGTCAGTTGTTGTAGGTAAAAACCCCCACCCTATATATTTTTACGTTTACACGGTTGCGAACGTTCACAAGTGTGTTTAAACTACGAGCATGTTTGAAAAGCACCAATTAGTTTTGGACTTCATCAAGGCTTACATGAAGATTCATGGAGTGGCACCTTCCTATCAGGTGATTGCCAGCGGCTTGGGATTGAAGTCAAAATCAAATATTCACCGGATTGTCCATGCATTGCAGGATGAGGGATTGTTGACAGTGAAGCCCCATAAGTTCAACTCGATTCGGATTGTTAAGAAACAAGAGGATCTGGGTTTATGACGCTTCTGACAAAGAATGAGATTGCGGATTACGAATCATTGATCCCAATGGTGGGTCTGGATGAGCGCAGGAAAATCCAACAGCTCTTGGAGCTGGACAAGGTGGAGAGATGCCACGAATCCTTTATCTTTTTTGTGTCACAAATGTGGGATGGGTTTATCTCGGGTAAACACCATCAGATCATGGCAGATGCGTTTGAACGTGTGGCAAAAGGGGAGTTGAGAAGGTTAATCATCAACATGCCACCTAGGCATACCAAGTCAGAGTTTGCGTCTTATTTGCTTCCTGCGTGGTTTCTGGGGATACATCCCGGGAAAAAAATCATTCAGACCGCCCACACCGCAGAATTGGCTGTAGGTTTTGGCCGTAAGGTGAGGAATCTTGTTCAGTCCCCTGTATATGAGAAGGTTTTCTCTACAAAGTTGTCGTCGGATTCCAAGGCTGCCGGGCGGTGGAACACAAATTCCGGAGGTGACTACTTCGCTATTGGTGTCGGCGGAGCCGTCACGGGTAAAGGTGCTGACCTTCTAGTCATAGATGACCCACATTCGGAGCAGGAGGCTAAACAAGGCAATCCTGCCGTCTTTGACGGGGTCTATGAGTGGTATACATCTGGTCCTAGACAGCGTTTACAGCCCGGTGGTGCCATCATTATTGTGATGACAAGGTGGGCTAAGAGGGATTTGACGGGGCAAATCCTTAAAAACTCTGAAAAAGAGGGTGTCAACGACTGGGAAGTGATTGAATTTCCAGCTATTTTGCCATCTGGCGCTCCGTTATGGCCCGGATTTTGGAAGAAAGAGGAGTTGGAGGCTATTAAAGCCGAGATTCCAGTGGCTAAATGGGAGGCTCAGTACCAACAGAACCCTACATCTGAAGAAAATGCAATTATTAAGCGGGAATATTGGCGTACATGGCCTTCTGAAACTGCCCCGATGTGTGATTACATTATTCAGAGCTGGGATACTGC